ACGAGCATGGAAATGCTAGTGTATTTTATTCAGAGCCATTAACCCTTGAAGAAAAAAACATTATCTTTAAGAAGTCTAATAATTTTCAAGACTTAACTATTCTTGTAGATTTACTTATAATGAAACTTCAAGTTAAGAATGATAAAGGCGATATGATTAAAGCCTTTAGTCCAGAAGATAAATTTGCTTTAAGAAAAAAAGCAGACTCTAATGTTATATCTAATGTTGCCAATCAAATCCTTTTAGATACTAATTACGAGGACGCAGAAAAAAAGTAGATAGCGACCCTGATGTTAGGTCGCTTTTAATAATAGCAGACAGATTACACATCACAATCCAACAAGTTCTTGATATGCCAGTAAGCCATTATAATTTATGGTTAGCCTACTTGAAAAAAGAGCAAGATGGGTATAAAAGAAACCAATCATTAGCTGACGCAAGGAATTTTAAATAATGGCAAATCAAAGACTCAACATAGACATAGTAGCAAAGGATAAGTCGAAACAGGCTCTTGGTAGATTACAAGGAAATTTAGCAAAAGTTAAAGCATCTGTTTTTAATTTAAGAAATGCTTTTATTGGATTAGGTGCTGGACTTGTTTTAAGAGGTATTGTTAATGCTGGTATGCAAATTGAAGAATTAGGTGTTCAATTAGAAGCATTATTTGGAAGTGCTAAAAAAGGTCAAACAGCACTAGATGCAGTTACAAAATTTGCAAAAACAACTCCATTTGAACTATCAAATATTCAACAAGGTGTAACAGCTTTAGCAACTGTTTCTGAAAAAGCAGAATCTCTTGGAGTATCATTTGATGAATTATTAAAAATAACAGGTAACACAGCAGTACAATTAGGTGGAGATTTTGCTTTAGCTGCACAACAAATTCAAAGATCATTTAGTGCTGGTATTGGTTCAGCAGATTTATTTAGAGATAGAGCAGTAACAGCTATGGCTGGTTTTGAAGCTGGTGTAAAATATAGTGTTGATGAATCAGTAAAAAAATTAGCTGGTGCATTTGGAACGGGTGGTAAATTTGGAGAACTAACTGCTAAACTAGCACAAACTTTAAAAGGAACTATATCAAACTTAAAAGATGCTTACTTTACAATTCAAACGGAAATAGCTAAAGGATTTTTTGATGAATTAAAACTACAATTAGGAGATTTAAAAAAATTTACAGAAGATAATGATCAAGCAATAAGAAGATTAAGTAGAGAAATGGGAGAAAATCTTGCAGTAGCTATTTTAAAAGTATCTAATGCACTTAAAACATTAACAACAAATTTTAGAGACTATCAATCTATAATAGGACTTGCAGCAATAGCTACGGGTGGATTTACAGGAAAATTAATTGGTGCTGGTTTAATTATTGATGATGTAAAAAGACGAATTGACAAACTGGCTGGTAAAGATAATAAAATAAAAATTAATTTAGATGCTTTATATGATGATATGCCACAAGCATTAGAAAAAGTAAAAGAAGCAGTTTTTGATCTTGCACAAGCAGAAAAATCTATTGCTAAAGCTAAAGAAAAAGAATTAAAACTACAAAACTTTTTATTAGATGAAGCAAATAATAAAAGAAGAAAATTCCACGAGTTAGAAATTGAAGGTGTAAAAAAATTACAAGAAATGAATGTAACATTTAAAGACATGAATGAAAATTCTTTAACAAATTTACAAGAAAAATTTACAAATATTAGCACAACAATTAAAGAGAGTTTAAACGCTGGTATTACAGGATTCTCAAATGCTTTATCAAGAGCATTAATACTTGGAGAAGATTTAGGTAAAGCATTTAAAAGAATGGTACAAGATGCACTTATTCAAACTGTAGCAATTTTAATTGAAATTGTTATCCGAATGGGTATTCAAAAATTATTAGGTAAAGATATAGAAAATCAAGACAAAAAACAATTAAACGTAATGAAAAAGAAAACAGCAGAATTAAAAAAACAAGTAGGATTTTCTCTTATTTTAGCAGCACTAGGTTTCTTTACAGGTGGTTCATTTTTAAGTACAAGTGGTGGTTCAATGAAAAAAGGTGGTTCAGCTAAAGGTGGTGCATTAAGAAAAGGACAAGCAAGTATAGTTGGAGAAAATGGGCCAGAATTATTTATACCAAACTCAACAGGACAAATAACACAATCAGCCAGAGGAACTGGTGGTGGTTCAACTAATGTTAATTTTACAATTAACGCAACAGATGTTAGAGGTGTTAAAGAATTATTAATTGATAACAGAGCAACAATCGTTAATGTAATTAATTCTGCATTAAATGAAAAAGGTAAAGAGGCATTAGTATAATATGAGTGGACAATTTCCAACATCTCCAGTTGCACAAGATGCTAGTATAGGCTCACAACAAAATACTATTGTTAGTGTAACAACATCAGGTAGAGTTCAAACAAGACAAATAGATGGTCAAAAATTTACTATCACTTTAGACTATGCACCAATGAACAGATCAAAATTTGCACCTATTAAAGCATTTATAATGAAACAAAGAGCAAAGCTAAATACCTTTACAATTATTCCACCTGTTATATCAAATGCACAAGGTGTTGCCTCAGGAACTATAAGTGTTGATGGTGCTATTACTGCTGGTGCTACTACTTGCACAATAGATGGTATGGCTACAAGCACGAGTGATATTTTAAAAGCTGGAGATTATTTTAGATTTGCTGGTCAAGATAAAGTTTATATGGCAGTAGAAGATTTAGATTCAGATGGTTCAGGTGAAGGAACTCTTACTTTTGAACCACCATTGAGAACAAATGTATCTAATGATATTGCTTTAGTTTATGACAATGTTGATTTTACTGTAAGACTTTCAAATGATATTCAAGAATATTCTATTGTAACTAATGATCTTTATAAGTATCAAATAGACTTAATAGAAAATTTATAATGAAAAAGTATAAGATAATCCACAAAATAACTGCCGATTTTGTTGCCGAAATTCTTGTTAATGAAGATCAAATAAATACTCAAAATAATGATTTAAAAGAATATCAGAAACCTAATAGCAAATTCGATTTTACTATGTTAAAAGGTACAGAACGCTTAACTCAAACAACATACGAAGAATATGACAAGAACATTAACAACAGCAATAAAGAATGAACTTGAAACAAATAGCTTACAACCTATTAATCTTGTTTATATCAACGTAAGCACAGGCTTTAGATTTACAGACCATTATAAAGACGTTATATATGATGGCAATACATATTCGGCATCTTCACTATTTACCAAATTAACAAGTGTTACAGAATCGTCAGAAGTAGAAGTTAGTAATATTACATTATCATTTTCTGGTGCAGATCAAACAATTATATCTTTATTTTTAAGCAATTCTTATATGGAGAAAGAGGCAGAAGTTTATAAAGGTTTTTTAGATAGTAATGAGGCTGTTATTGCAGACCCTTTTCTTTTATTTAAAGGTAGAATAGAATCTTTTAGTATTGATGAAAGTATTAACCAATCTAATGCTAATATTGTAGTTGCTTCTCATTGGTCTGACTTTAGTAAAATTGAGGGTAGAAAAACAAACACCGGTTCTCAACAATTACATTTTATTAACGACTTAGGATTTGAATTTGCATCACAAACAGTACAAGATATTAAATGGGGTAGATCATAATGCAAGATGTAATTAATCTATTTAAAAAATTTGATCGTTATAAAGAAAAACCAGATAGTCAATTACAATATTATTTATCACCATCAATCAAACTTAATCAATTTAAGAAATTTTATGACAATAACGAATTAGTTGGCTTTGTTAATTGGGCTTATATCCATGATCTTGTTGAAAAAAGATTTAAGCAAACAGGAAAGATCAAACCTAATGAATGGAACTCAGGTAATAATTTATGGTTAATAGAAATTGTATCTGTTAAAAGTACATTTAAAATGATGCGTTGGGTTTATAATTATTTTAGAAAACAATTAAAAGTAGATAGTTCTATAAATTGGTTAAGAGTTGATAGCGATATTTATAGAGTAGGTCAAAAGTTTAAAAGGAGTTATCACTAATGGGTGGTATTGTTGATGCAATTGTAAATGTTGTAAGTAGTTTTATTGGGTGGTTAATTCCTATTCCTGATATTCCTGACTTTGATACACCAGAAGAAGAAAGAGGTGTATTAATTAATAAGCAATCTAACAATGCACAAATCCCTATTGTATATGGCAGACGACAAGTTGGAATTACTAGAGTATTTGTAGAATCATCAGGAACAGATAACCAATATTTATATATGGCAGGTGTTCTTTGTGAAGGAGAGATTGAAGAAGTAGAACAAATATTTATAGACGATAAACAAGTTATCTTTGATGGCGACTTAGATCATGGAACAACAAGAGAAGTTTCAGGTGGAGATGCTAATTTTTATAAAAGTGGTTCACTAATACAAGTTCAAGCATTTAATGGAACTGATACACAAGTTGCGTCATCTATATTAACTAATTCTACTAATTGGACATCAAACCATAAGTTAAGTGGTGTTAGCTATGTTGCATTTAGATTTAAATGGAATCAAGATGTATTTAGTTCTATTCCACAAGTAAGAGTAACATTAAAAGGTAAAAAGGTTTTTGACCCTAGAGATTCTTCAACTTCATGGACACCAAACTCTGCATTAGTTCTTTTAGATTATTTAAGAAATAGTAGATATGGAAAAGGATTACCAGATAGTGCTTTTGAATCTGATTTTGCTTCTTTTAAAACTTCTGCAACTGACGCAGATAGTATAATCCAACCTAGAACAGAAGTATTTTCATCTTTAGCTGGTTTAAAACAAGAATTATTTAATGGATACTATAATGATAATCCTAATTGGTTTGTAAATAAATCTCCAAAATCATCAAGTCAAGTTACATCTATTAGTGGAGTAAGCACAAGCCCTTATCATTCAAGAAGATATTATGGATATTTTACAGCACCAAGTTCAGCTAGTTTTAATTTTCAAACTGATTCAGATGATTCATCTGTAGTTTATATTGGAGATGCTAGTCAAACTGTAGATAATTTATTTAAAGAAGTTGAACGTAATAGAAATAGTAAATTAGTTGTGAATAATAGAGGTTGGCATGGAAACGCAGGTGCTACAGGAAGTAAAACTTTAGTAAGTGGGTCTGTTTATCCTGTTATTATTTATTATGGCAATGCACCTAGTAACAGTAATTTAACTTTTAGATGGAGAGTTAGTGCTGGTTCATATAGTTCAGATTTATCTTCTAGTTTTTCAAATGGAAGTTATGTAAGTGATGTTGTTCCAGCTATTATTAAATTTGAATCTAATGCTGTAGTGGACACAAACCAAAAAGTTATTGAGAATGTTAAAAAACTTTTAAACCCTATGAGATCATTATTCACTTATAATAATGGTGTTTATAAACTTAAAATTGAGGGAACAGGCTCATCAGTTAAAACAATAACAGTAGATCATGTAGTTGGTGGTGCAAAAGTATTAGGAGAAAGAAAAAATAATAAATATAATAGAGTTATCGGAACTTATGTTAATCCTTTTAAGAATTGGCAGAATGATACAGTTTCTTTTCCACCAACAGACGATAGTAATGTTGCAACTGAATTTAAACACGCAACAATGTTAGCAGATGATAATGGAACTTTATTAGAAGGTAATTTCCAATTTCCTAATGTAACCAACACATATAATGCAGAGGCTTTGTGTGAAGTAATCCTTAGAAGATCAAGAAACCAATTACAGATACAATTAACTTTAACATCAGAATTTTTAGAATTAGAAATAGGAGATATAGTTGCAATAACATATCCTAGTGGTGGTTTTAATGCTAAACCTTTTAGAGTATTAGGATTAGAGATTAACGAAGATTTAACTATTAATGTTCAATTGTTTGAACACCAAGATAATTTTTATAATTTTAATACTAAAAATCCTATAGCAACAATTCCTGATACTATTTTACCTAATCCAAATTTAGTACAAGCACCAACAATATCATCAGTAACAGATGAAGTGATAGAGTTGTTTGATGGTTCAGTAGTTTCTAAATTAATAGTTAATTTAACAAACACAGATTCATTCGCAGATGAATTTGAAGTACAATACAAAGAATCTACTGCAACGGATTATAGATTAATGCGTAGAGGGTCTAATCAAATTATAGAAAAATATCCTGTTAAAGAGGGTATCATTTATGACATTAGAGCAAGAACAATTAATAGCTTGGGTGTAAAATCTGTCTTCACATCAACTCAACACGAGGTAGTAACTGCCTTTGACCCACCTAATGATGTTGCTAATTATTCAATAGATGTTGTTGGAGATAAACTTCATCATACATTTGATGCAGTATCAAACTTAGATTTAGATTATTATGAAATAAGATTTACTTCAGATACTACAGAAACAATTTATTCCAACACAACAGTTCTGGTTCCAAGAATTGCAAGACCAGCAACTTCAGTTGTTACACCATTTATAGGAAGTGGAAAATTCTTTATTAAAGCTGTAGATAAATTTAATATTAGATCAGCTAATTCAAGTTCAGTTGTTATATCTGAACAAGTAATAGATGGTGTTAAACCTATTACAACAATTACAGAAGAAACTGCATTTAATGGAAATAAAACAGATTGTTTAGTTGTAGATAACGCATTAATATTAGATACATCAGATAACTTTGATGATGCTACAGGAAATGTAGATGATGCTGTAGGATTGTTTGATGGTGGTAATAACTCTGTTGCAAGTTCTGGTACTTACGATTTTGATGGCTTTGACTTTGGTGCTAAATTTAAAATTAAACTATTACTAAATCAATTAAATGTAGATCACTTAGATTATGTTGATAACTTTGATTCTCAATCTGGGTTTTTTGATTCTGCACAAGGGTTATTTGACGGTGGAACGAGTGAAGCAATTTCAACTAATGTTCAATTACAAATATCTTTATCTAATGACAATGTAACATTTGGAAGTTATCAGAATTTTAAAGCTGGAGATTATGTTGCAAGAGCAGTTAAATTTAGAGCAGTTTTAACTTCAACAGATACATCAGCAACTCCTAAAATAAACAATTTATCTATTAAACTATTATTACCAACAGTAATTCAAGATGGCTCTAATGTATCTTCAGGAACTGATATTGCTGGAAAAGTTATAACTTTTAATAATCAATACTATCAAACACCTACATTGACAATTATTGCACAAGATTTAAATACAGGAGATTATTTTGCTTTAAACTCTAAAACTGCCTCGAATTTTAATATTGAGTTTTTTGATAGTGGTGGTAATACTGTTAATAGAACTTTTGATTTCCAAGCAGTAGGACTTGGTAGTCAGCAATAATAAAAAATGATTGAATTAATTAATAAATAGGATAAAAACATATTATGGCACAGCACGATTATTCGATAGCAAATCAGGGGTTTCCAGCAACAAGAGCAGACATTAATAATGTTCTTTCTGCTATTAATACATCTAATTCAGGAACTTCAGCACCAAGTTCACAATTTGCTGGACAATTTTGGATAGACACAACTTCATCAACTTGGACTTTATACATACATGATGGTTCAGATGATATTCAATTTGCAACAATAGATACTTCTGCAAATACAGTTAATTTTATAGATTCAGAACTTGGAAATAATTCTGTAACAACTGCTAAGATTGCAGATGCTAATGTCACAAGTGCAAAATTAGTTTATCCTCTAACAACATTTAGTTCTACAGGTATAGATGACAATGCTACAAGTACAGCTATTACTATTGATAGTGCAGAAAATGTTGGTATCGGAACTGCATCGCCATCTCAAGCATTAGATGTCGTAGGTAGCATAGAAGTATCAGATGGTATCTATATTGGTGGCACAGGCGCAGCAAACAAATTAGACGATTACGAAGAAGGAACTTTTACACCTGCAATAACAGTTGCTAGTGGAAGTGTAACTAATTCAACTCAAACAGGTAACTATACTAAAATTGGTAGATTAGTTTATTTTGATATTAGAGTTCACTTAACTGCAATAAGTTCTCCAAGTGGTACTTTAAGTATTACAGGATTGCCATTTACTGGTGGTATATCTGGTAGAAGTGGATTAATAAAATTTACTACAGTTAGCAATTTTAATTCTATTGAAGAAGAAAATGTTTTGAGTAGTTATATAGGTACAGGAACTAGTTTTGCTATAGGTAAAAATGATGGAACTGGATATAACGCTACAAATTTAGAATCTAACACACAATTTGACGTATCAGGAATGTATCAAACAAATTAACAACAACAACAATAGGAGACAACACATGGCAATAACTAAAGAGACACAGATTGGTAAAATCGAAGTGGTCGGAAAATACAAATCAGTTCAAGTAAGAACAGATACTGTAGTTATGGAAGATGGCGAAGAATTATCAAGAAAGTATCATAGACATGCTTTAGCACCAGACGCAGTTATAACTGATGAACATTCAGAAGTTCAAGCAGTATGTAACGCAGTTTGGACACAAGATGTTAAAGATGCTTATGCGACTTTTAAAGCTGAGCAAGAAGCTGAATTAAACGCAGAATAATAGGAGATAAACTATGGCAATAACATACGAATGGAGTTTTCCAAATTTTGAGACAAACTCTGACAATATAGTCAAAACAATACATTGGAGATATACAGCAGTTGATGGAGATAATTCAGCATCTATGTATGGCTCTTGTGCAGGTTCAGATGCAATGAGTTTTGAAGCAATGACTAAAGATACGGCAATCGCTTGTGTGATTTCAATGTCTGATACTACAGTAGAAGATATGCAATCAAACTTAACAGCACAAATTGCTAGTCAAGTTACACCAGAACTAACATCACAAACTAAGGAGTGGTAATGTCAGATATAACTATTGACGGTAAAGAATATAAAAAAGAACAAATGTCAGATCAGCAAGTACAAATTGTAAATAAACTTGTACAAATTCAACAATCAAAAAATAGTCTTTTATCACAAGTTCAAGACTTAGAAATTTTAGCAGATGTTTATGTAGATAAATTTAAAGAAGCTAAAACTAAAGAAATTCAAAAAGAAGAAACTCAAACATAATTGTTGCCATGCAGCTTTCGAAAAATTTTCAGCTTCATGAGTTTGAAAAATCCTCTACTGCAATTAGATTGGGTATAAAAAACAAAGCTGGTAGTGGAGAAATTAAAAACCTTACTGATCTTTGCTATGGAGTATTAGAGCCTGTAAGAGCAAAGTTTGAAAAACCAATTATAGTTACATCTGGCTATCGTAGTGAGGAATTATGTGTAGCAATTAATTCTTCAAAAACTTCACAACATACAAAAGGACAAG